TCCAACTCTTTACCAAGAACGGGCAGAACCAGCCGGAACCAGCGGCGATCAGGCATGACCGGCCGAGACTGGAAACGATTAGCCCGGACGGTGTCGGATCGTGGGCTGCACTTGTGGGGGACATAGCCTCCGAGTACTTAGGGCTAACGATGCTCCCTTGGCAGATGCACGTATTGGATCAGATGCTTACATTCAACGCCGATCAAGATCTTGTGCATAGGTCGAGCCTTGTGTCCGTGGCCCGTCAGAACGGGAAGACAACAGTCATCCAAGCGCTTATCCTCTTCTGGCTAATTGAGATGCCGAAGATTCGTGGTCAACGACAAACAGTCGTCTCTCTTTCGCATCGTCTCGATCTTGCATGCATGCTCTTTGAAGAAATCGCACCGACCTTAGAAAAGCGATGCGGAGCCAAAGTCATTATGTCCTACGGCCGCTACCAAGCGACAATGCCAGACGGCTCTAAATGGTATGTCAAAGCCGCACGTCCATCCGTCGGCCACGGCATGACAATTGACTTGGCAATCATTGACGAATTGTTTGATGTCTCCGACGAAGTAGAAGCAGGACTCTTGCCGGCTCAACGCGCTAGGCGCTCGCCACTTACGGCCATGTTCTCTACGGCCGGCACGGAAGCGTCCAAGTTGTTTATCCGTCACCGCGAAAACGCGCTTCGCCTGATCGATCTTAAGAAGCCTTCGTCGTTCTACTTTGCCGAATGGTCGCCCGAGCCATCCTTAGATCCGCTGCATGAGGCGTCGTGGTATTGGGGCAACCCAGCGATCGGACACTTTCTGACGATCGAGACTTTGCGCCAAGAATCCGAAGGCCCAGATCGAGCACTCTTTTTGCGCGGCTCCCTAAACATGTGGGTTGCGTCTGCAAACTCATGGATCCCTCATGGCCTCTGGCCAGACTTGCTCTACGAAGGAGAAGTCCCTGCCGGCGGAGTCGTCGCCGTAGAAGCCTCCATGGATGACACCCGCTACTTCGCCACCCGATCCGTCTCCCTACCCGACGGACGCGTCGTGAACTCCGTGGCGTTTACGGCCGAGACGCAAAAAGAGCTTCTAGAACACCTAGCCGAAATTGCCAAAGATCCCGCCGTCAAGTTTGCGTTCTCACCGACGATCGACGTCTTAGTTCAATCCGCCACGTTTGACCGCCGCCGAATAGTCGTTGGATACGGCGAAATCCTCAAGTACACGCCAGTCGTCAAAAACATGATCCACGAAATGCGGCTTGTGCACACGGGAGAAGCCATGCTTTCCGAGCACGTACAACGCGCCGTCCTAGTCCGCACTCAAGGCTCAATTGCCGTCTCGTCCCAGAAGTCACCCGGCCCGATCGAGTTATGCCGCACCCTGATCTGGTCGGCAACCTTGGCCTCACAAAATCGCGTCATTCAAAAGCCTTCGCTAGTCATCGTCCCGAACTAGCATCCTCTCGGCAGCCGTTCGTGAGCCCTACCTTTCGTCGGGATCGGAAACGCCTCCGAGCGGTTGCCACCATAAACGGGCAAAGTGTGTCATGCTCTATAGATGGCGTTCTTCAGTAAATCGCAACCACTAGAAACGACGACCGACTCGTCAATCAAGGCAGCCGTCGGAGCATCGTCCTACAACATCGGCTACTTTGCGTCGTACACAGACGGGACTCGCAGAGCCCGTGCAATGACTCTCCCAGTTGTCGCAAGAAGCCGCGATCTTATTTGCACAACCATCGCAGGATTAAAACTAGAGATGTATCGCGAAATGTGGAACGGCGATGAAATGGAAGAAGTAACACTTGCTCCGCGCTCGTGGCTCTCGCGAATTGACAAAGGCGTTCCAAACGACTTTATCCTTGCCTTTACTTGCGATGACCTTATCTTTGAAGGACGGGCCTTTTGGTATGTAGATCCAAATGATCGCACCGCCGACGGCTACCCAAATAACTTCACACGTCTCCCGGCCGCGATGGTGCAGACACTTGATCAGGCTGGCCCATTGTGGTTTGGCCCATCTAAACAAATTGTATTTAATGGCGTTCAATTAGATCCGCGCGACGTCATCCAATTCATCTCACCAATGCAATCGTTTAACTCTGCCGGCGCTCGCGCGGTAGAGACAGCGCTTCGCATAGAAGAATCAAGGCTCCGAGCAAGCCAGTCCGTGTTGCCTTCGGGCTATCTCAAGCAGACTGGAGGCGAGCCTTTGAGTTCCGCCGAACTTAATGATCTTGCTCAACAGTTCAACATCGCGCGCACGTCTGGAAATAACACGGCCGCTCTAAACGAGTTCATCGAATACGTTGCTACCGACGCAACCCCAGACAAAATGATGATGATCGAGTCCGCAGATTATTCCAGTCGTGACCTCGGCCGTTTCCTTGGTGTCCCCTCGTTCCTTCTGTCGGTATCAATCGGCGCATATTCATACCAATCCAGCCAGCAATCACGGATCGACAACTGGACGTATGCGTGTGCACCAATCGCCAAGTGCATCGCTTCCACGTTGTCGTCCGACAATGTTCTTCCACGCGGAACCTTCGTTCGCTTTGACACTTCGGACTATCTCTCCGAGGCATACCTTGGCGGAGACATGTCGGACTCCCGTGACATGCCAGAAGATTTAGATATCCCACAAACACCAATCGCACGAAATTAGGATCACGCCATGATTAGATTTGCATCAGAAGCATTCACCATTGACGCGGCGGCCGGCGACACGCCACGCCGCACGATCTCGGGAATTGCGGTCAGATATAACACTCCCGCAAAAGTCTCAGACGGATCCATGGTGGCCTTCGCACCCGGCTCCCTCCCAGTCGACGGCCGCGCACCCGTCCTCCAAATGTTCCACGATTCCAGCAAAGTAATCGGCACCGTCACCGAACGCCAAGAAACTGAGGAGGGAATGTTGTTTGTTGCCCGCGTGTCGGAAACCGCTCTTGGCTCAGAAGCTTTGGTGCTCGCCAGCGATGGCGCCCTCCGAGAAGTGTCCGTAGGAGTGACTCCACTTAAGTTTAAATACGACAAAGAGGGCGTCATGGTGGTTACTTCTGCTAGGTGGGACGAATTATCGGTCGTCGCTCAGGGCGCATTTGACGCCCCCATTTTGGAAGTCGCCGCGAGTATCCCACACGAAGAAGAAGAAATAAGTACTATTGAAGAAGCAGCACCTCAACAGGAGACAGAAACAATGAACGAAAAAGTCGAAGCCCCAGCCGTAGTAGAAGCATCTGCCGCGACTCAAACAATTTTTGCATCCGCTAAGCGCGAGTTCAAAATGCCATCAGCCGCCGAATACATTTCGGCATTTATGGTTGGCGGAGATCAGTTCCAAGCAATGCGCGAAGGCATCCACGCGGCCGCGCCAAACGTGCTGACCACCGACATTCCTGGTGTTCTTCCACTACCAATCGTCCAGCCGGTATACAACAATTTCATTGGTCGTCGTCCAGTAATTGACGCGATCGGCGCAAAGGCAATGCCACAAGGCGGCAAAGTATTTATCCGCCCAGAAGTAACCACACACACTTCAATCGGACAACAGACAACAGAAAACACTTCCTTGACCCAAGGAACTTTCGTTGTTACCGACAACCAAGTCACCAAAAATACTTTCGGAGGATTTGTTACCGTCTCCGAACAATCAATCGATTTTTCCCAACCAGAGATTATCGGCTTGCTACTTGACGATATGGGTCGCATCTACGCAAACGAGACCGACAACTTTGCAGCAGACAACCTACGCACAGGCGCCACAGTAACAAGCAACTTTACTGCCGCTAACGCTGATGATCCTGCAACTTGGGCAGCATGGGTAGCAGGAGCCGCAGCAACAATCCTTTCAGGATCAAACGGCAACCTTCCGACTCACATGTTCTTGTCACCCGGTATCTGGCAGGATCTTCTTGGCTTAAGCGATACAGCAGATCGTCCGCTATTCCCACAGATCGGCCCAATGAACGCATTCGGCAATCTTGCACCGGGACAAGCCAACGGAAACGCATTCGGCTTGCAAGTTGTAGTGGATCGTAACTTTACAAACCCAACTTTGATTGTTGGCGATGCAACTGGCTACGAGATCTTCGAGCAGCAAAAGGGCGCAATTTCGGTTGATGTACCTTCTACTCTTTCTAGGACAATAGCCTTCAGAGGGTATCTTGCAACCTTGATGATTGACTCTTCCAAGTTCGTCAAAGCCTCATTCGTCTGATCTGAAAGGGAGGCCACATTATGGCCGTCTATCAGGTCATCAGTAAGCAACTCATATCGAACTACGCCGTCCTTCAACTTCTTACCCCTGCGGAGTTGGAGGTCGGCCAGTCGATTACCGTTGCAGCAGTAGACGCGACGTTCAATGGCACATACACCATTCGATCGCTTCCGTCTTACGAATACATCGGCATTGACGACGAAGGTGACTTAGAGTTCAACCCTCTTATCACTATTCCGAACCAAGTTCTCTATGCCCGTACAGCAGCAGACGTAGCCCGTCAAGCCGCATCCGGAACCCTAACGGCAACCCCTACGGCAACTTGGATCTCGGCTAGCGATATCGAGGACTGGCTCGGGATAGGCACAGCGACCAGCGCCGACGCCGCGTTCTTGACAATATGCGCTTCAAGTGCTTCGCAATTCTGTTGGCGCCGACGCATGGAAGCCGGCTATGTTGACTCCCTTACAACCGTCCCGTCGCAGGATGTCAAACTTGGGACGATTATGTACGGCGGAGCGTTGTACCGTCAGCGCGGATCTATGGATTCCTTTGCATCCTTCCAGTCCATGGGAACCGCTCCCGTCATGGGACTAAACGGAATGATCCGCCAATTGTTAGGCATTGACCGACCGCAGGTTGCCTAGTGCCAGTCCCGACCTACACCGACTTATTTAATGAGGGCTACGACGACCTAGTCGCCAAACTCCAAACCGTCGTAGGGCTCCAAGTAGTCAACGACCCACGCAACATCGTCCCTCCATGCGTGTTCGTCAACATTGACTCTATCGACGGCTTCAACTACAACATCGCCAAACTAACCTTCACACTCCAGATCGTGACACTCGGCCCCGGCAACCTAGACGCCCAAAAGTCCCTCCTCAACATGCTGGCTCAGGTATACGCGCTCAACATCGGCATCATCTCAGGCCGCCCCACAAACGTCGACATTGGCGGATCCATGCTGCCGGCATACGAACTCACCGTCGCAACCCAAGTCCAAACGGCGTAATCCACACCTAGCGCCCTAATCTATGTCAAACTAAAACCACTACTCAAGGAGCAATCATGGCAACCTCAACAATCCTCTCCAATCCAAAAGTGCAAATTGGCGCCGCAATCGGATCGCTATCTGACCTGTCCGACCAAGTGACAGCAGCGGTCTTCACCGTCGTCGCGGAGCCGTTAGAGGACACGGCCTTTGGATCAACATCGCGCACCTACACGTCGGGCTTGTTCTCAAACTCTTTGACCTTAACGATGTATCTTTCATTTGCGGCCGATGAGACTTACGCAAAATTAAGCCCATTGGTCGGAACAAAATGCACCGTTAAAGTAAACCCAACGTCAGCCGTTGACGGCACAACAAATCCTGGCTTCATTTTGACCGACTGCTACCTATCTGAATTGCCTGTCATCAATGCCTCCCTCGGTGAGTTGCAAGTGGTTGATATTGAACTGCAAGGCGGCGTTTACAGCGCAGACGTAACAAACCCATAATCACGGCCGTCCTCGGCCCGACACTAGGAGAACCATGAAGATCAAACTCAACCTTACGCGCGGAGAAGTAACCGAACAACTTTCGACCAATCTCTTTGTCATTGCCGAATGGGAACGCCTAGAGAATCGCCGTGTGTCCGACGGACGCGGCATCGGCGCATCAGATCTAGCGTGTTGGGTACACACGTTGCTTACGATCAAGGGTGAGAAGCTTCCCGCGACTTGGCGCGAATGGTTAAAACAAAACCCAGACGTCGAGATCGCAGCGGAGGACGCAACCGATCCAAACCCTACGGACGCGGCTACCGCCGGCAACTAGCCGAACTGGTAGTCGCGACGGGATGGGCTCCGACGTTCTATGCGGATTCGTT